TTGCAAATGATGGTTCCTCCTTCAACAACAAAATTGTTGTTTTCGGAATCATCGTCATTGGAGCCATAGACCCGCTTTGATGGATCAGTGTCGACGAATCGAAACTTATTCATAAAAGGGACCAAGACTTGAAGACCTGTTTGGGTCTTTTCATTCTGCAAGGACATACCGGTAACTCCACTGAGGAGGTAATCGGTAAGCTTGCGTTGATCGTTTGTTCCTGTCGTGGACTGACTCAGAAAGTCAGCTCGCGACACGAATGGCTCGTTCAACCGGGACACACCCCAATAGGTGTGATCCTGCGTTGCATCGAGACTATCAAAAGAGTACATCATGGAACCCCGCTGCCCAAGAAAGGCAGCAGTAATCCAGGTGTACGGGGTGATGTTGACATAGTTGGCTGGTGTAGCACCAGGCACAACGATGCCATTTGCAGTTGTCGGTGCCAAAGGATCAAATCCATATGACACTGGGTAAACATTGCGATACAACTTTGAGAAGTTTGATCGCGTTGCACCAGCTGCAAAAGTCGACTGCGTATTCGGGGCAAGAACGCCATGAAACGTAGTACGACGGAGGAGTGATCGCAATGAGCGAATGTCCTCTCCAAAATTCACCATCAAACCGTTTGCTGGGCGCGGAGTGCACTTCAAAAACGGATGTTGGAGTGACAACTTCACTGGGGTTAGCCAACTCGAAATTGTCTGCGGCATAGCAGAAAAACACTATGCCCACGTTTGAGGTTGCGTCAGGTCCCGTAAGGGGGTTCAAGACACGCACCTCAAATCTACCATTGTGGTAGTCTGCGTCGTATCCACTGTTGGAATCGGCGCGTCCAGACGTATCACGATTGTATCCGGGTCGTACACGTAGCCACGACTGTGGCGCCATGTACGGAATCCGGAATTCAACGTAATCGTCTGCTTGGATATCTAAGATCTTGGTGTTGACCACTGTCTCGGTATCCGCATCGGCAAAAATGTTGCCTACTGGGTCGTACGAAATTCGCAGGCGACCCTGGTGGTATTGTGAGCGAACTATCATTACCCGTATGATCAAATCACCACGCCAATTCGAGAAAAGGCGGGAGATGTAACCCATAGGGATGTCTAGCTGGCTCTGGGAGGGGGTAGAACCAATCGTTCGCGACCATGTGGGCGTGACGTTGGCTCGGAACAGCGAGTAATCTTCCAGGTCACTCTGCTCCCAATCAACCACTCGAATGAACGAGGGTTTCTGTGCGATGTACGAAATCGCAAGCTCATCCTCTGACGACAAACCCACTGTTGTGGGATCGACAGTGAGCTCGTTCTTTGGATCAAGTGTCAACTTGTCAATTGGCACTGAAATCTGAGAACTTGAAAAAGCGTGAAAAGGCACTTCCTTGATAGGCATTGCATTTTCAATCACTGGAGGGTTCGTAAAACCAAAAAGACTTGCGATGG